CCCTCCGATCCATTAATCGCAAGGAAATCACACAAATGTCAGCAAAAGTCGTGGAGCTATATCACTCGAACTACAGGGACCCCGTCGCGGCTCTGCGCGTGTTAGCGGATGAGATTGAGAACGGCGACTTCGGCCACGTCGTATGCGTTGGCCTATCGCTGCAGGCGGAGGGCGTGAACCGCGTCGATGTCTTCGGCATGGGTGAGAAGGCTGAGGTGAGCAACGTCGCGCTGACGCTGTACAGAGGGTTTCAGCTCATCGCTGACGTGGAGTTTGGTCATGTCGGGTAGGAAAATCATCGAAGGCCTCAAGGAGGCGATTGCAGGTGCGCGGCGCGAGCGGCCGGCACCGGGCGATTTCTGGGGTCCGGGCATCAGGAAGCTGATGGACGAGATGCGCAGGCGGGGCGTCTTCCGGGAGGATATGTCGCCGGCCGCCTTCGCCGACGTCGTTCGCTATGAGGTGGGCAAGGAGTACGCCCCAGATGAGCTGATCGGCTCGATGACGGTGGAGGAGGTCCGCGTCCTTCGCCAGCGCATCGGAGCCCGCGTGTTGACGTTCGGCATGGCGGTGGACGTCTTCGCGGAGAAGGCGATCAGGGAGCTACGGCTCTGATGGAGGACTTCAGCAAGAAGGTGCTCGTGAAGGGCGAGCGGAATTACTGGTGCTGGTATCGGACGGCGTTCGACGATCGGCGGCACCCGGTCTGCCGCGCCGGCATCGACTACAACAGCAAGTTCCGGTTCGACAAGGACGGCAAGATCATCGACGGCTACATGGAGAAGATACCCTGCCTCGGGAAGCCTACGCCGGAGATGGCCGCGAAGCTTTGCCCCAAGTACAAGCACCTCACGGACGAGCAGGCGGCCGAGAGTAGCCGGCGCACCGAGCTGCTGGTCGAGAACGTCCTCGTCGTCCGCCAACACATCGCCGAGCGCATCGAGCGCGAGCAGCGATACGAGGGCACACTCCCGTGCCCCGTGTGCGAGGTCGGGACCGTCAGGTACACGGTCAGCCGACTGAACGGCCACGTTATGGCAGCATGCGACACGCAGGGCTGCGTCGCGTGGCGAGAGTAGGAGAAGGGACATGAGCATTACTGATCTAGACAAAACCCAATGGGATGACTTCCAGCTTCTGGTCGACGCCGCTGTCAAGGGCGAGCGCTGCCCACAGAGCAATCCCCATGGACCCATCCACGCCGGCAGCATGACGGCGCTATGGAAAGCCGGCATGATCAAGTCGGAGGTCTACAGGCACAACTACCGGGTCGTGACCATCCTATCGGGCGAGCACGCCGGCAAACAGACGGCCCCGTGTTCTCTCAAGGGTGCGCGGCCTTATCGGGTTAATGGGGAGAAAATCTACTATGACTTTCGGTGAAGCAATCGAACTGCTCAACGCGGGGCGCTTCGTCTCGCGGTCTGGCTGGAATGGGAAGGGGATGTATCTCTTCAAAATTCTGACGTGGGCCGCAGCAGATGGGCACTCGCACCTCGTCCATGTCCCCTTCATCGCGATGAAGACGGCGACAGGCGAGGTCACCCCTTGGCAGGCGTCTCAGGCAGACGCCCTCGCCAACGACTGGTGCGAAACCAGCCGCCACTACCAACCGGCATAGGAGAGCCATGTCACAAGCAACAGCGCCCGGGGCCGCTCGCGGCCCCAACACATCGACCAAGCCGGAGTTCAATCCATCCGGCGACCCGGTCATCAGCACCATCAAGCACAAGACAGATGATCTGATGGCCTACATTGAGAAGAACGTAACGAGAGGCAGACGCCGTCAGATCGCCCTGACGAACTTCGAGGATGCAGCCATGTGGGCCGTCAAGGCGCAGGCTTACCCCGGAGAGTAGTTGATGGTAAAAGCGGCTCGTTAGCGTCGAGCCGCTGCGGGGGCTGCGGCTCCGCCGACACGAGGGAGGGGGTTGGGTTGCTCCTTGGCCACGCCCCCTCCCTCACCCCCCTCCTAGACACAGCGATTAATCTGAAGGAGAAGTGACGTGGGAGCGCGAGGGAAGAAACCCGCAGCCGAGATGGAAGTGGCTGCAGCGATAAAGGTGCCGGCTGGAGCCCCCAAACCCCCCAGCTACCTGCCGGCCTCGGAGAAGAAAGAGTGGACGGAAATTGTAGCGGCCTATCCAAGCGATCGGTTCCCCCGGGCGACGTGGCCAATGCTGGAGGCCTACTGCAGGCACGCCGTCAACGCTCGGCGCATTGGCAACATGATCGACAAGATCACTGCCAAGAAGTCGGACCCGGACGTGAAGGAGTTCAGCCAGCTGCTCTCGATGCTCAATCGGGAGACCAAGACGCTGGCGTCCTTCGGCGTCCGTCTGGGCATCGCTCGCACAAGCTTGGGTGGCCGACATAATGACGACCCGGAAACGACCCGCACGAGCAGCCGCGAAAAGCAGCCGTGGGAAGCCTGACAATTGGCGTTCCGAGCGGAACATCAATTGGATCAAGGACCACGTAGTTATCCCGGTCGGGCGTCACGCCGGACAGCCGTTCCTCCTGCGGGGGTGGCAGCGCCGAGAGATGGTGAAAATCTACGACAACCCGGCCGGGACGCGCAGGGCCATCCTGTCGTTCGGCCGCAAGAACGGGAAGACCGCACTTGCGGCTGCTCTGCTCCTGCTGCACCTCTGCGGTCCTGAGAGCGTCATCAACACCGAGCTATACAGCTCCGCCCTATCTCGCGATCAGGCTGCGCTGCTCTTTCAGCTGGCCGCCAAGATGGCTCGGATGTCGCCGACGCTGCGTCCGCCGTATGTGAACATCCGGGAGACGGTGAAGCAAATCTACTGCCCTGTGCGTGGCACGGTCTATTCGGCCCTCAGCGCGGACGCCAGCACCGCCATGGGCAAGTCGCCCATCTTTCTCGTCCATGACGAGCTGGGGCAGGTGCGCGGCCCAAAACATGCGCTGTACGATGCGCTGGAGACGGCGACCTCGGCCCACGACGCGCCGCTGTCGATCATCATCTCCACGCAGGCACCAGCTGCCAACGACCTACTGTCCGTGCTCATAGACGATGCCCTGACCGGGCAGGACCCGAGGACGGTGATTTCCCTCTACACCGCCCCGGACAATCTCGACCCGTTCAAGGAAGCGACCATCAGACTGGCAAACCCGGCATTTGGCGACTTCCAGAACGAGCGTGAGATTATGGACATGGCGCAGGCTGCCAAGCGCATGCCGGCGCGGGAGGCGGAGTTCCGCAACCTCATCCTGAACCAGCGCGTCGAGGCCTATAATCCGTTCGTCAGCATCGGCGTCTGGAAGGCCAACGGGGCGAAACCACAGAAGCTTCGCGTCGCCTATGGTGGGCTCGACCTATCGGAGGTGAACGACCTCACGGCATTTGTTTTGATCGGTGAGGCCGGCAAGGGGTTCTACGACGTCGAGGCCACCTTCTGGCTGCCTGAGCATGGCATCGAAGAGCGGTCGCGGAAGGACCGGGTTCAATACGATGTCTGGGCCAAGCAGGGTTACCTGCAGCTCACTCCCGGCAAGAGCATCGAGTACAGCTACGTTGCCGAGCGCATCGTGGCCGCCATGAACAAGTACGACATCCGCAAGATCGGGTTTGACCGCTACAACATGCGCCATCTTCGCCCGTGGCTAATCAAGGCTGGGCTGACGGAGGCGCAGGTCGACAACGTCTTTGTCGACTTCGGTCAGGGCTTCGTATCGATGGCTCCGGCACTAAGGGCGCTGGAGGGTTTGCTGTTGAATGAAAAGCTTCGTCATGGCATGCATCCAGTATTGACCATGTGTGCCGGCAATGCCGTCACCAAGATGGACGCAGCTGGCAACCGCAAGCTCGACAAGAGCCGATCGCGTGGAAGGATTGACGGGATGACTGCCCTTGCTGAAGCGGTTGGCGTAGCCGACACCAACTCACATGAGAAGCACATCTTCGCCAAGGTTGACCCAAACAAGATACTGGAAAGGGCGGCGGCGTGAAGAAGCTGACGAAGTCGCGCAAGGCGATCAATCGGGCCTTCCGTGAGGTTCACCGAAATATGCCGAAGAGCGTCTTCGAGACGTTCACTTCAAAGGGGCCGGAAGCGGCTGAGAAGCAACGGACAGCCATTGCCCTCAACAAAGCCCGGCAGCGCGGGGCCAAGGTGCCACCAAGGAAACGCTAGGGATTAGGAAGGCACCCAACTCCCCAGCGCCCCACGGAGCGAGCTGTGAGACGCTCCTGAGACGAGGGATTAACCAGTAAGCATGCAAGAGACCCCTGAGAGCTGGCGACGCATATGCGGGCTACATGTCACCGAGGTCGGCGACGTTGGCTGCGTCTGGCTCTCCTACGACAAAGACACGGATTACATCAGGCTGACTGATAGTGCGTTCTTTCGCGACCAGCCGTTCCCGGTGATCTGCGAGGGCATCAATGCTCGGGGGAGGGACATCCCGATTGCATGGTCAAAGCCTGCCAAGTCACTTATCGACACTCTAGCGGAGCGAGGGGCCAACATCATCCCGGAGCCGGTGGTCGAGGACCCAGCGTTTGCTGCGGCAATCACCAACGAGCTGGTGTCGCGTATGCTGTCCCAGACGTTCCGGGTAAGCGAGAGGGCGGCGGAGTGGAGGGATGAGTACAAGACGTTCTTCTACGACGACAACGCCAAGGTCCCGGTCGACAGTCACCCATTGATGGCGGCAACGCGCTACGCCATCGCGAAGCTCAGCTGGGCGAAAGCCACCCGCCTGCGGAGACGCAACCAAGTGAACTTCCCAAGAGTGGCGATTGTGTAAGGAGACGGACATGTCGATGAAATTAACCCGCGAAGTCGGGGAACTGAAGGAGGGCCTCGAAGCCCTCGCCAAGAAGGTCGAGGCCCTCGGCGGAGGCGGCAAGGTGATGACCGAGCTGCGGGGCGAGGTGAAGGAGCTTCAGGAGAAGTTCAAGAGCTTCGCCGAGGGTAAGGCTGCCAAGGCTGAGAAGCCGGCGGCGGAGGACCCGAACAAAGCCGACGAGCCGGCGGCGAAGCCCGCCCGCAAGTCATCGCGGAAAAAGGCCAGCGCCAAGAGGTGAGCTGGTCCCTTTAGCGGAGGTGCTGAGAAAATGGACGACACGCAGCTGGTTGCTATCGTCAACGCCGAGTTCGACAGCGCGATGGGCCGGGAAGGGAACTCCATCTCGGCCGAGCGGGCGAAGGCGTATGATTTCTATATGTCTGCCCCCCTCGGCAACGAGGTGGACGGTTCAAGCAAGGCGAAGACTAGCGACGTATCGGATGTCATCGACGGTATTATGCCGTCCATGCTGCGCATCTTTAGCACCTCCGACAATCTCGCCGAGTTCGAGCCCGAGGGTGAGGACGACATCGATAAGGCGGAGCAGGAGACGGACGCCGTCAATTACGTCTTCTGGAAGCGCAACCCGGCGTTCATGATCCTTTACACATGGTTCATGGACACCTTCATCCAGAAGAACGGTATCGTGAAGGCATGGTGGGACACCTCCCGGCACGTCTCCACTGAAAATTATGAGGGCCTAACGATCGAGGGCCTGACCCAGCTCATGGAAGACGAAGAGCTGGAAGCAGTCGAGCAGAACGAGCGCACGATCATGCTCCCGCAGGAGGAGCTGGACGAGACTACAGGCGGCATCAGGTTCATCGATAAGCCGACCACGGTCTACGACGTCATGTTCAGGCGCATCACAAAGAAGGGTCGCGTCAAGATCGAGGGCGTCCCACCGGAGGAGTATCGCATCAGCTCGGACGCCAACTCGGTTTACCCGTCGTCAGCTCGCATGGTTGGGCACGAGCGCGAGGTGACGCGAAGCGATGCCATCGAGATGGGCTTTAACAAGGCCACCGTCATGGGGCTGCCCATGAGCAGCCAAGGCAACACTACCGGCGAGGAGCGCCGAGCCCGGAGGCGCAAGGCAGAGGAACAGAAGACCAGTACATCGAGCGATCCCTCCATGGAAAACATCCTCCTACGGGAGGCGTACATGAAGGTTGATTACGATGGGGACGGCGTCGCCGAGCTGCGTCAGATTTTTATGTGCGGCAACGTGCTTCTCGGCAACGAGGAGGTTGATCGGGACCCCTTCCATGTCCTCTCGGCAAAGCCGCTGCCGCACAAGCACTTCGGCCGGTCGATCGCCGACCTGATCATGGACATTCAAGAGATTAACACCACCCTGCTCCGGCAGGTGCTGGACAATCTCTATCGCTCCAACAACCCGGGGCATGGCGTTTGGGAACAGGGCATGGGCGAGAGCACCATGGAGGACCTGCTGACGTCCCGTGTCGGTCGCGTGGTCACGTTCGCCCGGCCGCCGCAGGAAAGCTACATGCCGATCACGGTTCCGTTTGTTGCCGGCGAGGCCTTCGGGGCGATGGAGTATTTCGACAAGCTGAAGAAGAACCGGACTGGCATTACGCAGGAGACAGAGGGTCTGACGCCAGAGGCGCTGAAGAACATCCAGCAGTCGGTGCTCGCCCGGGCGCTGGACGTGTCTCAGGGCAAGATCGAAATGATCGCCCGCATCTGCGCGGAGACCGGCATCAAGACGCTGATGCTCCACATCCACGAGATGCTCCTGAAGCACCAGACCAAGAAGATGACGGTCAGGCTGCGCGGCGGCAAGTTCGTCGAAGTGAACCCGGCGGAGTGGCACGATCGCACCGATATGAATTGCTCGATCGGCCTAGGCCTCGGTAACGCCGACACCAACCTGATGCACCTCGAAGCGATCTGGGCCAAGCAGCGTGACATCGTGGCCAACGGCGGCCTCGGCACGATCGTGAAGCCACAGCAAATCTTCCACACCGCCGAGCAGTTTGTGAAGAACGCCCGGCTGAAGCATCCGTCGCTGTACTTCACTGACCCCGGGGACATCGAGGTGCCGCAGGATGATGGCGAGAAGCAGCTGCAGGAAGGTCTGCTCAAGATCGAAGCGGAGCGCAACCAGCTACAGCAGCAGCGCCAGATGCTCGACGCCCAGCAGAAGATGTTCAAGATGCAGCAGGACGCCGCAGAGATGCAGGCGACCCATGCTCGCGAAATCGAGACCCTTCGAACCGAACGCGAGCGCATGGAGAACGACTTCACGATTGCCATGGAGAAGCTCGCCAACCAGCTCACCGAGTTTGAGCTGAAGTATGGCCAAAACGTCCCCGGAGCAAAGGTGTGAGATGGCAAAGAACGAAGATGTCGAAGTCGTAATACCGCCGACGCCGAAGCGCGACACTCGCGCACTCCGGGCTCGTAAGGAGCGAGCCCGGCAGGCGGACCTTCTCATGAAGAACCCTCTTCTGCAGGAGGGTCTTGACGCAATCGAGAAAACCATAGAAAAGGGCTGGAAGGAGACCTCTGCGGAGGAAACCGAGGCAAGGGAACGGGCGTATCTGCTGCATCGACTAGTCGTCGATTTGCGGCAGAGGTTTAGGAGCATCCTCGTAGATGGCCAAGCAGCGGATGCGCTGCTGGCTCGAACAGAGGATGAGCCCAGTGCCCGAGGAAACAAACGGTAACCCCGCTACCACCACCAATACCGCCGCTGCTGCAGCAGATGAGGCCGGCGCTGAGAAGCGCCCCTCACTGTCAGAGCTGGCGCAAAAAGCTTTCGGACAAAACTTTCACGGTGAGGTGAAGCCCACCGAAGGATTGCTCGGGGACACCGTCCGCAAGGAAGGTGAAGCCGACGATGACGCCGGCAGTGATGCCGACGACGAAGCCGCCGCTGCTGCAGCTGCTGCAGCCGCCGCAGAGGCGGGAACCACCGACGACGACGACGGCCAAAACCAGACCGACGACGACGACAAAGGTGACACCGGGGCAGACGACGAAGTCGAAATCTCGACTTTCGCCGAGCTGCGACAGCATCTGGAGGCCGACGACGAATGGCTCGGCGGCCTTCAAATGGATGTGGAGGTCAACGGCAAAACCAGCCAAGTGCCTCTCCGCGATCTGGTGGCGAACTACCAGACCAACCAAGCAGCCGACGAGCGGCTCGAACAGGCTAAAACCAAGTCTGCAGAGGCAGCTCAACTACAAGCGCGGCAGACCGCTGCGCTTGAGGTGCAGTTCAACATCGCCGCTCAAGCCGCCGAGGCCGCAGAGACGATGTTGCTATCCGAGATGGCCGAAGTCGATTGGGACGCGCTGCGTCAGGAGGACCCCGGAAGATGGGCCGCCGAGCGCCAGCGTTTCACCGAGCGGAAGGGGGCCATCGAGCAACTCAAGAACAAGGTTGTTGAGGGTTATCGCGAGTGGATGACCCAGCAACAGAACGAGCTGCAGGAGAAGCAGAAAGAGTACGTGGAACACCAGCGCGGGCTCCTTGCTTCAACCATGCCGAAAGTTTCTCCCGACTGGGGTGATCCGCAGAAGCTTCAGGCCGCCAAGACGCGGCTGGCAGACTATGCGATCAGCTCCGGCTACACGAAGGAGGAGCTAGCTAACACGGTGGACCATCGCATGCTCATCACTCTTGAGAAGGCACGGCTATACGACGCTGCACAAGGCAAGCTTGATGTTACCCGCCAGCGCATCCGCAAGGTCCCTCGGGTCATGAAGCCCGGGGCGTCTCGTGGGGCGCAAGTCGTCAATCTCCAAGCCCAACAGAAGGCTCGTCAGAACCTCGAACAGACAGGTTCGATCGACGACGCCCTCGCGCTTGTGAAAGCAAAACGAAAGGCCTAGTCAGATGGCTCAGCCGTCAAATACCTACGCCACCAACGATATGGTCGGTATCAGAGAAGACCTTTCTGATGTCATTTACGACGTCTCCCCCGTGGAGGTGCCGTTCCTGTCGATGGCGGCCCATAACGAGGCTACCAACACCTACCACGAATGGCAGGTCGACAGCCTCGCCGCTGCGTCCGGCACCAACGTCGTTATCGAAGGTGACGACGCCACCACTGACGCCAGCTCACCGACCACCCGCCGGGGAAATTATACGCAAATCTCCGACAAGGTTGCTCGCGTGACCGGCACCGCTCGTTCTGTGACCACCGCCGGCCGCGCCGACGAGATGGACTATCAGATGCTCAAGCGTGCCCGTGAGCTGAAGCGCGACATGGAGAAGATGCTCCTCGCGGACAACGCCCGTGTCGCCGGCAACGACACCACGCCGCGCGAGCTGGCGGGTGTTCCCTCGTGGATCATCACCGCCGTCAGCAACGCTGGCGATGGCACCGAGCCCACGGGTGACGGCACCGACGCCTACGTCGCCGGCACCGCCCGCCAGTTCACCGAGGACATGCTCAAGACGGTCGGCAAGACCTGCTGGGACAACGGTGGCAACCCGGGCATCCTGCTCAGCGGCTCCTTCAACCGGCAGATTGCCTCCACCTTCGGCGGCGGCACCAAGGTTCAGAAGGCGGAGGACAAGACCCTCCATGCCACCTTCGATATTTATGAAGGTGACTTCGGGAACTATAAGCTGGTGCCCGATCGCTTCACCAGCGCGAGCAACGTGTTCGGGCTGGACATGGAGTATTGGAAGGTCGCATTCCTCCCGGGCCGAAACATGGTGACCGAGGAGCTGGCAAAAACCGGCGACACTGATCGGAAGCAAATCCTCTCGGAGTACACTCTGGAGGCCTGCAACGAGAAGTCCTCGTTCGTCATTCGTGACCTGACCACCTCGTAAGGACGCCAGCCGACGAGCGCCCAGAGACGGAGGGGGAGGGGCCTAGACCCTTCCCCCTTCCTCGCATAGGGGCACCGCCAGCAAGCGAACCAGAGGCACGTCTGAGCAAGAGGGATTAACCAGATGACTGATAGCACTTATCCGAAGCAGGTCCGGCTCACGTCCCGCTTCATCACCGTCGAGATTGACGACGTCTCCACCGCCGGGCAGGTCTACGTTGTCCCGGGCTTCCGTGGGAAGATCAAGAAAATCTGGACGGCACTCAATGGCGCGATCGCCACCGCCAACGCTGTCCTCACCGCCAAGATTGGTGGCGTGGCGGTTACCGGCGGCGCGGTCACCATTGCCACCGCCAGTTCCGCTGCCGGCGACGTCGACAGCGCAACGCCAACAGCTCTCAACTCCTTCACGGAAGGGCAAGCCATCGAAATCGAAACGAACGGCGCGTCCACCAACACCGTGAAGGTAGTGGTCACGCTGGAGCTGGAGGCCACCTAACCATGCTGAGGCACAAGCCCGCAGACTGGATTGAGACGGGCGTCAGCTCAGCCAACGCCGCCCAGACCGTCACCAAGGCCGCAGCAGACGGGGCCAACCGCCACTTCGTCACGCATCTGAGCGTGACGTTCGGGGCGGCGGCGGAGACGGCGACTGGCGTGCTTGTCCAGCTCAAGATCAACAATGCCGTTGTGATGAGCTGGTACGTCACGGTCCAGATGTTCATCGACTTCTCAGCTCCGATCGAGTGCAGTGCCGGCGACACCGTCGCCGTCACTGTCGCGGCCGGCGGCACCAGCGTGCTGTCTGCCGTGAACATGGCTGGGTACACGCTCTAGCCATGGCCAAGCTGCTCGGACAGGAGAGGTCGGGCCACCGCATCGATCGGTATTGGCTCCACGTTGGCGACGATGGGCGGGAGAAGATCACCGTCGAAACCGTCGAGGACGTGGAGCCGATACTGGACACCAACCGGAAGGAGCTGAACGACTTCGACCGCAAGAACGACCACCCCATCTTCGGCCGGAAGGTGGCGTCTATCCCCGGCGTTGTCCTCATGGAGGTATGCCGCATCCACAAGATTAGTTTTCGGGAGCTGATGCTGTCGAAGACTGACAGGTCCAAGGACCTCTGGAACAAGCTGCTCAATAACCCCGACTTGAGCAAGTTTCGCACCGCCCCCGGAAGAGTTGATCTAAGGAGAACAGCATGAGGCAGTCGACCGTCACCAAGCGCGTCGTCAACGCTGACGCAGTAATCACAAGGGCAAATGGAAACGTGGAGAACTGGGGCAGGCTTGCCCACAAGAGCTGGCTGCAAAAGCAGCTCTACACGCTGAAGCACCCGGTGCTGATCTTCGTGAAGCGCCCTTATTGGAGGTTTAGGCAATGGCGTCGACAGTCACTAATACAGGCCTAAAGTCATTTGTCGATGCGATGGTGGCGGACAATGCCGTCCGCCATCTCGGCTGGGGCACGGGCTCTGGGCAGGGCGCGACCGCGACCGATCTAGCGACCGCCTCCGCTGAGACCCGCACTGCCGGGACGATGGCAGCTGCGACCACCAACACTACCGACGACACGATGCGGGTGACGGGGACAATCACCGCAACCGCCGCCAGAGCAATCACCGAGGTGGGTCTCTTTTCCGCCGCGACCGGCGCGGTGATGAAGGCATACGCCGACTTCACGGTGATCAATTTGAGCAACGGCGATGCGATTGCTTTCACCTTCGACGTGGTTCTCGACCAAGGGTAATGAGGCTTCGCTAGCTCCATCGAGCAACAGCGAGGTCACGACCTACGTCGTCTCAGGGTACATGCGCTCTGGGACGAGCATGATGATGCGTTCTCTCATCGCCGGGGGCATGGACGCATCCTTCAGTCGAGAGCGTGACCAGCGCATGAATGCCATGTGGGGCGAGGCTGATGTCCCTGATGGGTATGTTCCCAACGAGGACTACTACGAACTGGACACAGCCGATTATCAGGCTCACGATTTCCCTGCCCAGTTCGAGGGGAAGTTGATCAAATGCCTGTGGGGCGCGGTGGATCGAATGCTGCCGACGCTCCGGTATCGCATCATCTTCATGCGCCGCCCCACAGAAGAGATACGGGCTTCAATGATTGCTGCTTTCGGCATGCAGGAAGAGACCGCTGACCCACATTTTGAGAAGCGCCTGCGCCGCGTCATAGATTGCTTACGGGATCGCAGGTCGGTTCTGTCTGTCGACGAAGTCTGGCTGGGTGACGTGATGAAGAACCCAGTAGCCACCTTCAAACGTCTTCGCAACCATGGTTGGCCGGTCGATCCAGACGCCGCAGCATCGGTGCCGAACCGACTGAATATTCGGTTCGGGGGGAGCGTCCGGTGAGGGAGGTAGTCGAGAAGCGGAGGCGCGACAGCAAAACATTTGACCTCGGAGACGGACGCTTTCTTCTGCGTCTGCAGCGAGGGCAGCATTATGCCGACGCGAATGGTGTATGGCGCGAGCGCAACATGCAGGCTCGCGTTGATCGCGGCGATTTACTCATAGATCAAGCTCCATACGCGCTCCGCATATCGAGGACGGCTCCAGCTTATCGGTACACAAGCACAACCGGGGCCGAGGTATCGGTTGAGCTGCAGACGGGCAGCTCCCGGCCAATACCTCCGGTGCCGGAGGGTCGAGGGTATGTCTATCGAGAAATAGCCCCTGACGTCGATTGGGAGCTGGTCCCGGCCGGGATCGGTGTTTTAGCGAACCTCGTCCTCAAGTCCGCGAGCGCCCAACGGTCATGGCGGTGGACAATCCTTGGGCGGCGCGAGTTAATCAGCCCCATCGTCGCGAAGGATGCAGAGGGGAAGTTCTGCGAGATCACGCAGACATGGGATGGTGATGACCTCGTTGTCGAGTGGACGGGGAGGGTTACAGACCGGAGATATCTTCGCAGCCAACTGCGCGGCGATGAGAGCTGGACAGACCAAGGCGTCGCCTACCCAGTGCGCATTGACCCAACAGTCAATGAGAGCATCGTCGCAACTGGAGACGATGCATGGGGGTATGTCGGCTACGCTTCAATAGGCACTGCCGGCAATTCCGATTTTGTTGGGTGGTCTCCCTCCCTCGGTTTTTTCCGAGCTGGGTGGAGGTTCACGACCGTCGCAGTGCCGCAAGGGGCGACGATCTCATCTGCGACTTTGACCCTGCATGTAGTCTACAGGAACATCACCAACTCGCCTCGCACGTTTCGCATCCGGGGGGATGATGTTGACAATGCTTCGGCGTGGGCGACCAGCAATGGCCCTCAGCATATAACAACGACAACCGCCTACGGGCAGTTCAGTGTCCCCTCTGGAACGGCGTCGGGAACTCCAGCTATTGATGTCCAAACCGTCATCCAAGAGTTAGTGGATCGGTCTGGGTGGTCGTCGAGCAATGCGATGCGCTTTGCTGCGCTCATCGTCGCTGCGGGCACTGGTGCCAATTCAATCGGCCTATACGACTACAGTGCCGGTGCCTCAAACGTGGCGACCTTGGACATCGTTTACACGACGGGCGGGTCGACAACGAACAAGTCAGTTTCAGCGGCGCTATCTTTGACGGCAAGCACGGTGAAGTCAGTTCAGAAGAAAGCGAGCGCACCCGCGTCTCTGACCGTGAGCACCGTCAAGTCGGTGGCGAAAAACGTCTCGGCTGCGATTGGCGCGACGGTGGCGGCGTTGAAGAGTGTATCGAAGTCGGTCTCCGCCAGCGCCCTGCTGACGGTGGTGAACACCGCCGTCAAGGTGACGGTGCAGAACGTGTCAGCTGCAGTTTCTGCGGTTGCCTCGTCGACGGCTACGGTCGGGAAAATCGCAACGGCTCCTGTGACTGCGACGGTATCGATCGCTCGATCTGTAGCGCTCGGCATCAGCGCGGCTGTCGCTACAACGGTGTCGGCAGTCAAGAGCGTGACGCATTCAGTCTCCGCCTCTGCGGCGCTTACGGTGTCTGCGGCCAAAACGCTGACGCTGTCGGTCTCAGCATCCATTGCCGCGTCGATTGCGCAGGTGGTGCGCTTCGTTTGCCGCGCAGAGCAGACAGGCTCCTACACCGAGCAGACGGAGGACACTGGGACATGGTCCGATCAGGCTGAAGATGGTATGACTGCGTTTAGCGAACAGTCGGAAGGGAGCGACGGCTGGTCCGAGCAGGGTGAGCAGACGAATGTGTTTGATGAACAGACCGAGCAAACGGGCTCAGATGATTGCTGCTGAGGGGGCCTTCCCATGAGCTTTGACAGTTACGACGACCTGAAGACAGAGATCGCTGAGTGGCTCGACCGCGACGATCTGACGGCACGCATCCCCGGGTTCATCACCCTCGCCGAGGCGAAGATACAGCGCAAGCTGCGCATCAGGGGGATGATTAAGAGGGGGCAGGCATCGGCGAGCACGAGCGCTCGGTATCTGGCCCTTCCTGAAAAATATCTGCAGATGCAAATCTGCCGGCTCATTACCGACCCGGTCACGAGGCTGAAATACACCTCGCTTGACGATATGACCTCGAAGATTAGCTCCGCGAGCGGCAAGCCGGGCTGGTACACCGTCCATGAAGAAATCGAGTTCGACAAGGTCCCGGACAGCGCTTACTCGGTGGAGATGATCTACTACGCCAAGGTCACCACCCTCAGCTCGACCAATCAATCCAACGGCATCCTCACAGAGTGCCCGGACCTCTACCTGTACGGCGCACTGCTGGAGGCAGAGACGTTCCTCGACAATGACGAGCGGCTGCCGACGTGGCGTGCGGCGTTCGACACTGGACTTGCTGACGCCAACATGAGCCACATGAAGTCTATGCGCGGGTCAGCCCCGCAAGAGCGCGTTCTGGGGGCTACGCCGTGAACATCCCGCCGAAGGTCTTCGAGTTCGGGCCATGGATGCCCGACAAGGCAGACATGACCGTTTCCGAGGGCGTACTGCGAGCCCTCAATGTTATCCCGGCGGCGTCGGGGTACGCCCCTTGGAAAACATTCAACTCGGTGTCCTCGGCACTAACGGCGTATCCTCGCGGAGCGGTGCAGACGCGCGACGACACCGACGCCGTCTTTCAATATGCTGGTGACGCCTCGAAGCTCTACCGCAACGTCTCCGACACATGGACGGATAGCTCGAAGGTCGGCGGCTACTCGACTGCGACTGGTGAGCGCTGGGAGTTTGGCCGGTGGAAGGGGACGGTGATTGCCACAAACTACGCCGACAATCCCCAGACGATTGATCTTGGCGGTTCCACGTTTGCCGACCTGACAACGGCGCTGAAGTTCAAGCACATTGCCGTCGTTCGCGACTTCGTCTTCGCGGGCTACACCAACGACGCCACAGATGGTGAGGTGCCGTGGCGCGTCCGCTGGCCAGCTATCGGCGACCCCACTGACTGGACCGTCTCAGCTGCCACGCAGGCCGATTACCGGGATCTTACTCAGCGCAAAATCCAGCGGATTTTTGGTGGTGAGTATGGTGTCATCATGCAGGACGAAAGCATCACGCGGGCGCAGTATGTGGGCACACCGACCATATTCCAGCTGGACGAGACGGTGCCCGGTCTGGGGCTGCTCGCGCCCGGGGCGGCGGTGCGTGCGAATGACATCATCTTTTTCCTGTCGAGCAAGGGCTTCTTCCAGCTCACGTCCGGCTCCCGGGCCGACCCGATCGGCCTGAACCAAGTCGACGACACCGTGCTTGCTGACATCGACGCCACATACTCCTACCGCATCACGGCGGTGGCTGATCCTCGCGGTCATCGCATCTTCTGGGGCTACCCGGGGCAGGGCAGTATCTCCGGGCAGCCGAACAAAATTGTTTGCTATGACTTTGGCAGACAGAAGTGGTCTGAGATTGCGCAGGTGCATGAGCTGCTGTGGGAGGCATCCAGTTCTGCGGTCACCCTTGAAGGGCTCGATAGCCTCTACTCGTCGATCGACGACATGGACATCTCGCTCGACAGCCCGACGTGGGTTGGTGGCCAGCGTGGCGTTTCTATGTTCGACGAAAATTACAAGCACGGTTTTTTTGATGGGGCCGCCCGTGAAGCCCTAATCGAGACCGGAGAGTTCATGTTCTCTGCGGACGTAAGAAGCAAGGTGAAGGGGTTCAGGCCCTTCGTCGAAGGCGACGACGTCACCCTGTCAGCCCGCGTCGGCTCAAGGAACGATGTCTCTGATGTTGTCTCCTACACTGAGCCACTGTCAAAGCGTGGCGGTCGCATCCCGTGCAGGGTTAACGCTCGCTACAACAGGTTTGAGCTTACTATTTCAGGCGACTGGTCGAAGGCTGTCGGCGTGATGGTGGAGCGCAAGCATCTAGCCTCTGGAGGCCGGCGTGGCTGATCAATCAAGGCCGATCGTACCGATACAACACCACGATCAGACCGAACACCTTCGCCTCATCTCCATCCGCGTCAACGCCGCCTTCATGAAGGACGGGACGGAGGGGATGGTGGCCCCTCTAAAGCATATGAGCTATACGGTAGCTACGGTGCCTGACGCCACGCTATGGGAAGGCGCAACGATCTATGTTAGTGACGAAACAGGCGGAGCGGTCATGGCCTTCAGCGACGGAACCGACTGGAGACGGTTCACAGACCGCGCCGTTATTAGTTAGGCTCGCACCCCCGCACGAGCTGCCGGTAATCTGGTCGGCCCTTCAGGGCCAGTTGCGTAAGATGTTGAAGTGGGCACCGGGTGACTGCCTCAACGAGCGGGAGATGCTAGAGCGATGCGCTTCGGGTCAATTCAAGATGTCGGTCGCATGGGAGGGCGAGAGCCCGATCGCATGCGCCATCTACGAGTTCGACGAGCGGCGCAACGGGACATTGGTTCTTTCGGTCATCGGTCTGGTTGGGTACGACAGAGCGAAATGGCAAGTGGAGATGGAGCGGCATCTCGACGAAGAAGCAAGGTCGGCAGGTTGCGACAGCATGGAGACGCTGGCGAGACTTGCTAGTGCCAAATGGCTCGCCGGCAACGGCTGGAAGAAGCGGGCTGTCCTGATGGAGAAAAGCTACCATGGCCAAGACGCCGAAACCTGAGAAGACCTACAGCACCACCAAGACCATAATGCCGGACTGGGTGTCGAACTCGCTGAAGGAAAACTACGCCAACATCAACCCGGACAACCCGGCGTTTCAGCAGGCGATCCAGACGCTGATGGATACGGCGTCTGGCAACTACCTCTTCGGCGGCGAGGCCTTCGACAAAGCGGTCGAAGCGGCCTTTAACAAAGGGCGGCCGATTGTCCAGTCTGCCTTTGCGGGAGCTGGTGGCGGTGGCATCGACAGCGGCCTTGCGAGAGAGGCGGTGACCCGGGCATTCACTGAGCCGTTCGCTGCCCTGTATGGGGCAGAGCGCGGCAATCAACTCAATGCCGCCGCCAACCTCCCGGGGCTGGCGTTTTCGCCCTTCACCGCAGGCATGCCGCTACTGTCTCCGTTCATGTCGACCTACACCCAAGGCAAGGGATACCCCAGCTACACACCGGGGTCTCCATTTGCTGGAGCGGCCGGCGGGGCGCTCGCCGGGGCAGGGGCAGGAGCCAAACTAGGCAGCATCGTTCCCGGCATCGGGACCGGCATCGGCGCGGTTGGCGGTGCCCTCCTCGGGGGTATCGGCGGGCTGTTCTCATAGGAGGGGTCTGATGACCGGACTAGACGACATCGCCTCCAAGCTGTTTCTCTCCAAGGACAGTGGCGGCGGGCTCTTTGAGAACCCGCTATTCAACTTTGGCATGGGGCTGTTGGCGAACAGCGGCCCCACTCAGTTGCCGGTGTCGTTCGGCCAGCGTCTTGCCGCAGCCAACGACTACGCACAACAGCGCGGCGAGGCGGGTCTACGCAACGAGATGAAGCGCATGGAGCTGAAGTCGGCAAAGGACCAGCAGGCCCTTATCGACCAGCTCGGCAGCGGCGACTTTCCCGGCCTCCCGCCGGAGATGGTGCCGTGGCTCAAGGCATTCCCAAAGGCTACCTTGCCGGCGGTGATGGCCAGCCTGTTCCCTGACCCCAGCACGCAGCTGCAGAACAAGCTGACCACGCTGCAAATCGATCAGCTATCGAGAGCCCTTGCCGCCGAAGCTGGGTCGAATACGGCCACGACGGAGAGCGCGATCGGCAACATTAACTCGATTGTCGACGCGGCTGAGCGGCTGGATGAGAACAAGTCCCTGTTCGCCCCGGGCGGCCTTGTCGAGCAGCTCGGGGGGCTAGAGGCGGCTGCTGCCGGGCTATCGGCAATGAACGCCTCGGGGTTCGGGACCACGTTCACCGACCAAGCCATGCGCAACGTCAACGATGCGCTGACCGTGCAGAAGGCGACTGCGGCGCTGGTGACAAACCTCCAGCAGGCGGCCCCGACCGGGTCGCGATCAGCGACCGCCATCCAACAGCTGGACAAGGCGCTAGGCGCTGGCATGCCGTGGCCGGCGAAGCGCCGGGTGGTTGCCCAGCGTCTCGGGGAAATCATTAGCGACGTGAAGGCGCGAGGGGCTGAGAGTGAGGTCGCCAACTGGGATGAGGTGCAGGCTCTACACGAGCGGCTCATCGCCGACGACAAGCGCTACACCAAAGGGCAGCCCACGACGCCACCTCCGTTGGATGTCAACAAGGGCATCCCGGACAACGCCGTGAAGCCGGCACCGAACCAGTCCAGCGTCAAACAGACAAAGGACACCAGCCGGGTCCTGCCGAAGGAAGAGCGAGACCGTCTGGTGAACGAACTGAAAGACATCGCGAACACTCCTTCCTTTGCGAGTGAGCAGGCGGTGTACGACGCCATTTCCAGCGGCCTGCTGCAGGTGCCGCCCGAGGGGGTCGTCATCATGCTCAACGGCCAGCGCATGCGAGTGGAGCCCCAGTAATGGCAGGGTTCAAGATCACGCCGGAGCCGGCCTTCAAGATCACGCCGGAGCCGGGCGGCATGACTATCGCGCCGAAGGGTGGCGAGGCGTACAGCGCAACGCCGCTATTGCGTAAGGCGATGGAGACGTACGACCAGCTGACCGCGCCAGCAGAGGGTGATCAGCTCCGCAAGGAGGTGGCGAAGCGCCCGGCCACAAGCGTGGCCAACGAGAACTTCTGGCGCACCCTCGCGGATAATGCTCTGGCGACGCCAGCGGCGATGACGGACGTTCTGACGTACCCGGTCAGGGACATCTTCAACACCGCCACCAAGGGGCCGAAGAAGGCCCCCATGTTTTCCGCCCCACTGCAGGTAACGCCGAGGCCGACGACCGCCAGTCTCGCGGCGCTGGTCGGCAAGCTGTATGGCGGCCCCACTGAGGAGGATATTGCCGCAGTCGACGCAGCTCAGTCTGCCGAGTTCCCCACGGCAACTGCGCTTGGAGAAATGGCGGGAGACACCGCCTCGCTGATAATCGGCAAGGCTCCGTTCTCGAAGGGCGCGGCAGCTCGCGCGGCTAGGCGCGAGAAGAAAATCTCAAGCGCGGCGCATGCCGAGCGAAAGTTCTTCTCGCCGGAGGCTCCTGATGAGGCGCTGGCGTCCTTCGGCAAGTCTGGCACGGTGCAGAAGATCAGGCGCTGGGCCGGGCGCACCGGGGAGGCGGCTGCTGAGGGCGCGGTTCTCGGCCTGATCAAAGGGCAGGACCCCGTCGAGCTGGCCGGGTGGACGGCTGGGGCGAATGCCGGGGCGGGCATCCTCAAGGGGGCTGCTCAGACGCACTTCGTCAACATCAAAAACCCGGTGGCGCGGTTCGTTACCAACTCCGCCATCATGGCTGGCTCGCTTCTCGTACTCGACGGCGTACTCCCGGGCGAGGACGATCTGAAGGATTACGAAGCGCTCGACAAGGCCATGAAGAAGGGCATCTACGCTGTCAGCGTCGGGCTTGCCTCCGGCCTTGTCGCCGGACGGGCTCGGAGCAATCGGTTCTCAGCTCTGGCCCCGAAGTTTATGGACGCCATCACCAGCGCACCGCGCCACGCGCTGACGTCTACCATCTCTGCCATCCTCGGCCGCCCGCCCGAAGAGCGGAAGGCTCTCATCGACAAGGTGTCAACTCTTGGGGATAGGGCGGGCGAGTTGTCTGCTGATCAAATCAGGAAGCTGAACGGTGCCATAGAGAAGGGCGGCGACTACTTCCTCAAAGAGCTGGAGCAGCTGCAATGACCAATCTCCCGACGTGGGACGTCGCCGACGCGAACAATAACAGCGCCCCGCCTGCGGGTGCGCCGGAGGGCATGCTGCCCGGGAAGGTGAACGACACGATCCGTGCCATCATGGGTGCGCTGAAGCGCATGCACCTCGACATGAACGGGTCGCTGACCACAGCCGGCACCGGCAACGCCTACACGCTAACGACGAACAACACGTTCACGTCGATGGCGCAGCTGCCGATCATGTCGATCACGATCGACCGGGCCAATACTGACAGCGCGACGCTGAACGTCGACAGCATCGGCGCGAAGAGCCTCTATAAGGACGGTGCGCTGTCGCAGTTCGCCTCGGGTGAGCTTCGAGCGGGTATGCAGCTGCTAGTCCTGCCGAACGTCGATGGGGACTACTTCGAGGCAATTGGCAACGTCTCGACGACCTTGCCGAAGGGTCATCTATTTGGCTGCGAGCTGGCAAACAACGCCACTGATGGGGATCACGACATCGACATCTCGGCGGGGCAGGCTGTCGACGGCAGTGGCATCGACATGATGGTGCTCACGTCCTCCCTGACGAAGCAGATCGACGCCGTCTGGGCCGTAGGCAGCGCTGCCGGAGGGCTCGACACCGGAACAGTTGCGGCGGACACCACCTATCATGTCTGGCTGATCAAGCGCAGCGACACTGGTGTCGTGGACGCACTGTTTTCGACGAGCGCAAGCTCCCCGACGATGCCGTCGAACTACGACCTCAAGCGGCGCATTGGCTGCGTTGTCACCGACGCCTCGGCCAACATCGTTGACTTCGTCCAGCGAGGCGACCTGTTCCGATTTACCTCTACGGCACTCTCCGCATCGCTCAATGCGATCAGCGCCGCCAGAACCTACTCGCTCTTGACGCTCGACCAATGTCCGACAGGAGTGAGGGTCAGGCCGGTCGTCGAGATTTACGTCGACGCCAACAGTAGTCCAGATACCCTGCAGCTCGACAGTGGGGACCAGTCCAGCACCAGCCCAGCATTCACCCTCTTCTACAATGCGAAGCAGTCGATAGTGGTTAGCGACCTGTACACGAACACGTCAGGCCAGATTTATCTGGGGCTGACCTTCATCGATCAATGCATCGTGTACTGCAGGGGCTGGTATGACGACCGAGGCAAACTAAGTTGATGCCTGTGACTTAACCCGCTGGGTTCGGGGGATGGTTGAAGGGACATGCAACGAAAACCTACAGAAGCCTCCCGGCTAAGGGGAAAGTTAAAAGTGGCAGAAGATGTCAACAAAGTTCTCGAAAGCATCGAGCGTCAGCAATGGGAAGCCATCTCGAACACGGAAAAGACGCTGGAGCGAGTAGTTACCGTCCTTGATGGGATGGAGCGGCGTATGGCGGGCATGGAGAAGCAGCTCGTGTCCGTGGGTCGCCCGCAGTGGGCAATGCTGTCGGTGATGCTCGCCGCCATCATCGCGATCGGCACGCTGGCGTCGGTTGGCATCAATGCGAAGATCAACAACGTAGAGGGTCTGGAAAAGGCGACGCAACAGACCGTCGCTTCCCACCTGAACGACGGGCACCCGACTTCCGTCGTCAACAAGGTCGACGCCAACACCAGCCGCATCGAGGACAACCTCAGCAGCATGCGCAGAGAGCTTGACCAGCTGCAGCTAAGGATCATAAGGGAGGAGGATAGATCGTGGCACAGCCTCATCCTACAGCGAGGGATTAACCAGTGAGCAGCATCAAGGCCAAGTTCAAGGGGCCAGCGATTACCGCATCTCACTCGGATTTTATCGAAGTCGCGGCAATGATGGGCGTCGAGCTGGCGGCCTTTCAGGCTGTAGTCGACGTCGAGGCCCGGGCCAAGGGCTTCTACGACAAGGCCCCGGTGATGCTCCCGGAGGGGCATATCGCCTACGCCCGCACCTCCGGCGAGATGCGGAAGCGTCTCGTGTCCAAGCGGCTGGCGTGGCCGAACTGGGGCGATCGGCCTTACCCGAAGACGATGCCGGAGCGCTACGCCCGGCTGGAGCAGTACATCGAAATCTGTGGCGACAAGGCCTACGAGTTCTGCTCATACGGTCTGCCGCAGATGATGGGCTTCAACTACGAGGTCTGCGGGTTCAGCTCGGCCCGCGACATGTTCGAGGCCTTCAAGGGAAGCGAGCGTGCGCAGCTGAACGCCATGGCGCGGTTTATCATGGCGAACAAGCGCATGCTGAAGGCCCTCAAGGGGAAAGACTGGAAGACGTTCGCCCTGCTCTACAACGGCAAGGGCTACAAGAAGAACCGCTACGACACGAAGCTGGGGACCGCGTATCTGAAGCGGGCTTCTGGTCTCGCGGCCGGTGCGCTCGACGATGGCATGCTGTCGATCGGCGACAAGGGTCCCGAGGTCGAGAAGCTGCAGCGCGATCTGTCGAAGCTGGGGTTCGGGCCGCTCACCGCAGACGGAGACTACGGGCGGATGACTGCCCATGCTGTCGCCGCGTTCCAAACTTCGGCTGGCCTCAAGGCAGACGGCATTGCCGGAGCCAAGGAGACGCTGCCGGCGATCGAGCGCATGCTTGCGCAGCCGGCGGCCCCGGCGCTGCCGTTTGTGCCACAGGAGGCGGAGGGACTGGCGGTGGCTGCGGTCGCCGAGCAGGACCCGCCGTACGACCCGTACGATATGCCGGACAGGACGCCTCCATGGAAGAGTGGCAAGCTCTGGTCGATGGTCGGCGAGGGTGCGAGCTACGTCACGGGCGGCACTATCCTTGGGCAGCTGCCACCGTGGGCCATCATGTCGATCGTCGGCGGTGTAGTCGTCATCGCGATTGGTCTGGTCATCCTCTTCCGTAAGCCGATTGCCGGCTGGATTGCGGCGAGGACAGCATGATCACCGCGCTGCTTTCATGGTGGGGCATCGGCCTCGGCGCTGCCGGGCTCCTGTCGATCGCCGTCCTTGTCGGGCTCAAGTTCAGCCTCCGCGCCGGTATGGTAATCGCTCTGCTCGCGGCTGCGCATCTATACTCCGGGGCGCTGTACCAATGGGGAGTTAGCGAAGAGCGGTCGTACTGGCAGGCGATTGTCGCCAAGGAGAGGCTCGAACGTGAAGAGGCAAAGACGCAAGCGCTGTCACTCGAAAGCCAGCTCGCCCTCGCGAGAGCTGCCCGAGACCGCGCCATCAGGGAAAGGCAGGACAGCAATGAGGCAACGATTGGACAGGCTCCGCCTGCGCCGGGCGCTGTGGACTGTGACGCTGTGTGCGGCGACACTGTCGATGACGTTAAGCGGCTGTACGACACCCTCCGTCAAAGGTAAGCCGCAGCCGGAGAGAGCGATCGGTCTTCCGCAGGTGTACGCCGAGGGCTGCGCCCCGTACGAGCCGAAGCTGGCCCCCGGGAACCCGAAGAAGAACGCCAACAAGCTGGCTGCGTCCTTCTCCCAGTGCAGCGGTCTGCAGCGCGACACCTACGTTTACTCTCAGTGCTTCATCCTCGATCTGCAGGGGGCAGAGCTGCCAAGCTACTGCTTGACGGGGGCGCATAAGGCTCGGTAGTCTCCTTCCGTCGTCCGGCAAGGAGCATGGTGCTTCTGCATGCTGGCAACCACTGGAAAGGGACCCCGACCTCATGTTGTGATAAGCATCAACGGAAAACATACTCTTTTGAAAACGGGAGGCCCCTCGGAACATTGTTCCGGGGGGTCTTTCGTTGGGGGCTTGCAAGGAAACAAAAAAACTGATTTTATGTCGGGACCGTTGCAAGAGGTGCTTCGGTCAAACCAAAGGGACATACCACCATGCTTACGAAAGCCCCCGAACTTCGCGCCCATACTCAGTGGGCCAGCCGTCCTGCCGACGAGCGCTTCGTCAACCTCATTGAGATGCAGGACCACTTCCTCGACCTCCGTTCTCGCTCCCGCTCCGCCGTCCTCGCCAACCGTCGCCTCGAAGCGAAGCCGGTCGGTCGTGATGGGCTGCTGATCGAAGGAAACCACGACGCAGTCGGTATCACCGATCCCACGAACTGGGCGTTTGGTCAGCTCGCGGCCTTGGCCGGTGCTCCCCCGTCGTACCTCCGCAAGATACCAGCTCCGCTGGCGGCCGACTGCCTCAACTACGGTCTCTTCACCCGTGACATCGAAGAGGTCGGGACGCTGGTGCGCTTCAACTCGGACGGCTCCCCCGGCGAGCTGGCGGCGGCCACCGGACCCAAGTACGGGCGCATCTGGAACGTCGACGTCGTCTCCGCCCTCATCAAGCATTTCGGCGTTGGCGACGGCACTGACGGCTCCGCGTGGAAGGTGCCGGGCGAGTTCGGCAAGGACGTGCCGATCACCAAGTCAAACACGACCCTGTACGCAAGCGACCGCGACATGTTCGTGTTCCTCTGCGACGAGAAGAACCGCATCGAAGTCCCGAACCGCCGCAACGGCCAGCCGGGTCAGCTCGCTCGCGGGTTCTTCATGTGGAACAGCGAAGTCGGCAAGTCGTCCTTCGGCGTCGGCACCTTCCTGTTCGACTTCGTCTGCATGAACCGCATCATCTGGGGCATGGACGGCTACGAGGAAATCACCATCCGGCACACCGCTGGTGCGCCTGACCGTTTCCTCGAAGAGGTCGCCCCGGCAGTCGAGCGGCTCCGCGACGCCTCCACCACCGGCATCACTCAGGCCATCGAGCAGGCCAAGGAGGCCAAGCTGGAGGATAAGGTCGACGAGTTCCTCGCGAAGCGGTTCTCGCGCGGTCTGGTGTCCTCCATGAAGACCGTCCACGAGCTGGAGGAGGGACGCCCGATCGAGACGATCTGGGACGCCGTCACCGCCGCCACCGCCATCGCCCGGGACATACCGAACAGCGACACCCGGGTCGACTTGGAGAAGCAGGCGGGCAAGCTGCTCCAGATCGAGGCGTAAGCGCCAGCCGCCAAGGTCGCCACAACGGGCCGGGGGGAAACCCCCGGCCTTCTCCGTCTCAGGAACCACGAAGGGATTAATCACATGGCATCGAAGACAGTTGCCAAGCGCAAGGCCCCCAGCCGCTCGAAGGCGGTTGCCAAGGTCGATACCGGGGCCACCGTCAACCTCCTCGCCACCATCGCCAGTGCAGCCAGCGACCCGAACGTCGACGTGGCCAAGATGCAGGCACTGGTGAGCCTCCACAAGGAGCTGGAGGTGGATAGGGACCACCGTGACTTCACGTACCACATGGCCGTCCTACAGGGAGAGATTAACCAGATAGCCACGGACGCGGCCAACACGCACACCAGCTCCCGCTACGCCACCTATGCCGCCCTCGACCTCGCCCTGCGCCCTCACTACGTCGCGCACGGGTTCATGGTGCAGTTCACCAGCGGGCTGTCCGAGCGCGGGCCGCAGTGGGTCCGCGTCGACTGCATCGTCTCCCGGGGCGCATGGTCGACCACGTCGTCCGTCGACATCGCCATGTCCACGCAAGGAGCCCGTGGCGGGCAGGTGATGACGCCCACGCACGCCTCGGCGTCGGCGCTGTCGTATGGCAAGCGCTACTCGCTGGGCATGGCGTTCAACGTCGCCATCGCCAAGGACGACGACGGCAACGCTGCCGGCGTCAAGACCCTCTCCCCCACGCAGGTGGAGGAGCTGGACCGCCTCTGCGATCAGGGCGAAGTCGACAAGTCTATCCTCTGCGAGAAGGTCGGGGTCTCCGACTTCGCAGAGATACCGGCCACCGAGTTCGATCGGTGCCGGACATGGCTCCGGGCGACAGCCGCCCGGGTAGCCGCCACCAAGCAGGCAAAACCGAAGGAGAAACGCAATGCCAAACAAACAACTGAGAGTGTTTGATCGGTTCGAGCAACGGACGCCCCCGTGGTTCTTCCTCCACATGGGCATTCCGACGTCGAGCAATTTCAAGATCGTCTTGGCGAAGGGGAGAGGCGGCAGCGAGAGCGTCCAGCGCGACCGTCTTCGTCGACAGTGCGCCCACGAGCTGATGACGCAAATCCCCACGGAGACCTACAAGAACCAGTACATGGAGCGAGGCAACGAGCAGGAGGCTGAGGCCTTCGAGGCGTACCTCGCGGTGCAGGGCATTAACTACGACATCGTGCAGCGTCCGGCCTTCCTCCGTCGCGAGGACCTATGGGCCGGCTGCTCGCCTGACGCCCTCATCGGCGAAGACGGCGGCGTCGAGGTCAAGACCCTCATCGGCCATGACATGGTCGGGTTACTGGAAAACCCGGACGTCCCCAAGGAGCACATCCCGCAGATCATGGGGAACCTCTTGGTCAGCGGGCGCAAGTGGTGGGACATCTGCGTCTATAGCCGTGGGCATGATCCCTTCGTCCGGCGCGTCCTGCCAGACCGGGAATACATGACGAACCTGCAGTTTCAGCTGAAGGCGTTTAACGCCGAGGTGGAGGCGACGTGCCTCAAGCTGCGGGGTGAAACTGCCCGGACGTTCCGCAACCGGCTCGACCAGAGGTTCGCCGAAATCGAGGTCGAGTGGCTGCGGTCCATCGAGGGGTTCACCGGCATCGAGACTGGGCTTGGAGACAGCGACAATGAAAGCGCAAATGGTGATGCGCAAGGTGGGCGGAGCCCTGAGACCGGATGGCAACGAGAGCTGGGAGATAATGGACCGGCTGCCGAAGGACCGGGCGGTGGTGGTGACGGTTCACCAGCCACGGAACCGGGAGCATCTGGCTAAGTATTGGTCGATCTGCTCAGTCGTCGCGGACGCGGACCCTGCGTTCGATGACCGCGACGACGCCGACCACTGGGTGCGGGTCCACATACCGTGGATGCATCGCTCCTACGAAGTAGTTGAGGCGGATGGAGAGGTTCGCACCTTCATCCGCGTCAAGTCCATCAACGTCGAGAGCATGGGAGAGCCTGAGTTCAAGAAGTTCTACGACAGGGCGATGACGCTGTTCTCCGAGCGCATCGGGATGGACGTGGAAGACCTCGCTCGCGAGGTGTGGGCGAGGAACCGCCAGCGCAGAGCGCCGGCATTGAGGAGTAAGGGACATGACCATAACGACTGAACGCACGATCGAGCTGGTGACAATCTCACCGGCCTACGCAAACGAGCTGCTTGAGAGCAACTCTCTCAACCGCAACATCCGGGACCACAAGGTGACCCAGTACGCCACCTCGATGAAGCAGGGGCGCTGGGTGGTGAACGGCGAGAGCATCAAGGTCTCGAAGACTGGCCGGCTCCTCGATGGCCAGCACCGCCTCTGGGCATGCGTTGAGGCGGAGACCGACTTCAAGACGTATCTTGTCACCGGACTGGCTGACGAGGTCTTCTCGACGATCGACACCGGCCTCCCCCGCGACGCCGCCACCGTCGTAGGCATTGCCGGCTACAAGAACGCCAACATCCAGACGGCAGCCGCTCGATGGATTTACGGGTTCAAGACCAAGCAGGCAAAGCACAAGGCAGGGACCGCCGGCCTACAGTTGATGCAGGACCAACTGCTGCAGCTGGTGGCCTCCTACCAGCCGCGTCTCAGTGAGAGCGTATCGTACTGCATGAAGCTGCGTACGGTCGGGTTCCCTGCGGTGTTTGCAGCTCTCCACTATCTCATCTCCGAGCACAGCCCCGAGGAGGCTGACGCATTCATCGACGACGTGGCCAGCGGCGCTAACCTCGATGCTGGCGACCCGGTGCTCAAGCTCCGCGAGCGGCTCCTCGCCCGCAAGCACTCGAACGACCCCCGTCACAAGGTGACGTCGATCGTCGCAATGAACCTCGTGGTGAGGGCGTGGAACGCGCGGAAGGAAGGGCGCACGCTGAAGATGCTTCAGTCTGGCCGGCGGCAGGGCGGTGACATGCTGGCACCAAGGCTGGGCAAGAAGGAAGAGCCCGACACGGCGCTGACCGTCAACCTAGACTGACTGCCCCCTCAACCAAGAAAGGGACTGACATGGACAAGCTAGATGCCAAGTTCACTGGCGATATTTTCAAGGTCAAGAACGGGGAGCCCGTGCCCCCGGACGAGTATGTGGTCTTCCTCGCGAAGGACGACTGCTTCGCCCTCGCGCTAGAGGACTACGTCCGCTACTGCTACTCCCTCGGCTGCGACTACGAGCAGCTCGCTGCCGTCAACCGCATGGCGGGCCGGGTGCGTGCGTGGCGCATCAAGAACGCCGACAAGTGCAAGAAGCCCGACGCTAAGGGCGATCGGCTCCTCGACCTGCCGGACGCAGTGACCCAAGGCGAGGCAGACGACATCCCGCTCAACACGATCGAGCCGGAGGAGGGCTGGCAACCCTTCACCCCGGCGCATGCCGGTGAGCCGCAGTCCGTCACCGACGACGTCTTCGAACGCATGCACACCATGAAGGATGTGCTCGCCAAGGCGACGACTGAGACCGGCATGCCGGACCCGGTGGCCTTCTGCATCCATGAGGGCGGCAAGGTCTTCCCATGGGTGGAGTTCACTACGAGGACACGCCCGGCCATCGTGTTCTTTTCCAACGGCATGGTCCTCGACTTCGTCCTTGGCCGGTGGCGGACGCAGTCTTGGCCGGAGGAGGGCCGCGTGACGGTCAGCCTCAGCGGCCGCGAGGTTGACCCGAAGGAGGTGCTTGCCACCAAGGAGGCGTTTGGCGTCAAGTGGAGCGCCTTCAATGGGGACGCGGACGAGCTGGTGAGGCACCCCATCATCCTTCTGACGAGCGGGGACATATGGGATGGCCGCTACGGGTGGATCAGCCCAGCCTACGACGGGAGCCTCTGACAATGCCGAGGACGATCGACGAGTGGATAGGCAAGACTGACGACGCCATGCCTCCAAAGTCGGTCGTCCTACGGCTAGCCAAGAAACAGGGCGGCAGATGCGGCAAGTGTGGCCGCAAACTGCTGCCCGGCCATTTCATCCGGGAGCACCTCAAGCCGCTATGGGACGGCGGTGAGAACCGGGAGAGCAACCTCGAACTATGGTGTGTCTCCCCCTGCGCGTCCGAAAAGACGGCAGGGGAAGCTACACAGAGGGCTGAGGCAAATCGCAAGCAGGCCTATCAGCTGGGGCTAAAGACGGAGACGCAGAAGCGACGACCGTTCCCCGGTGGGAAGGGCTCGAAGTGGAAGCGGGCTTACGACAGGAAGACCCAGCGGTGGGTCACGATAAGGAGGTAAGGGATGGAATGCGTGTTCATAGGTGGCCGGGCACCCGGCTGGCACTACGTGCCAACCACGCTGGAGACTGTCGAGGTGATGGTCCCGCAGAAGGAGGCAAAGACCTGCTGCTTCGACCCGGAGGAGACAGTGCCGACAGAGGCGGTGGTCGACAGAGAGAGGTACAGGCGGCAGCGTTACTATTACATGCGCGGGCGCAGGGAGATGGCTGCTACCTACTACACTGCCCTCGACATGGACCCCTTCGATGCGATCGAGGAGCTGCTGAAGTTCTACGGCGACGCCCATGACGAAGGCTAAGGAGAAGGTGTCGCCTATCAAGAAGGCGATGATGGACGCCGCCGCCAACATGGCGGTGGTCGTGGGGCAGATCAATCTGATGGTGGCGAAGGGTAAGCTTCGTCTGGTGTTGATTGATCAATGGATAGGGCTTCTGCAGGAGACGGTCGACACTCTGCAGGCGATCAAGACGGAGATGTCAGATGGACAGGGAAGCGCACCAGAAGCTGGAGGCGATGAGGGCGGAGTACGAGACGATCAAGAAGGCAGTGATAGCTGACCTCCAGCGCCTCCGGCCACATGGCCTAGCGCCCGGCAGACTGGCAGAGATTAATCTCTCAATGCGCAAGGGCGAGAAGTTTCGTCTGAAGCACGATGAGCTGGTGGCGATCGTCATGACCGCCGTCAAAGTGATCGAGCTGTCCGACAGGGCAGAGCGAGGAGAGCTGCTACCGTAGCCTAACCAAAGAAAGGGACAACGACATGCACGACTACATCCTGATTGGGCTCCAACAGATACGCCGGGCGTATCCTGACCCCGTGAAGATGCTGGACCTGACCGTCCAGCTCTCCGACAAGCGGCTGCACGAGACCCAGCCGCCCATGCCTCAGTACGCCGAGGTAGAGCGGGCGGCGAACGTGCTAGTGAACATGGCCAAGCGGACGCCGCCGACGATCGGCGGCATCTATCAGCTCATCCGCGATCACTGGCAGGCCATCAGTCGGGCGGCCCACATAATACGCCGCTGGGAGGAGGCGAAGCCGGACCTGACCGACATCCCGGAAGTCGGTCAGGATTGGTTCGAGCAGGCAAAGGTCTCCGTGCCGCAGCATATCCGCGATGAGCAGCTCAAGGCCTTCAAGAAGGTGGTCGAGAGTATCGAGCCGACGTGGAAGTGCGTTGACTGCGGCAGGGAGTTCACCACCGGACCCCACGGTGATCCACCCTATGGCGTGCGCACCCGGTTTGAGCCACGACTGAACCAGAACGTCATCGTGGGCGACGTCTGTGAGGAGTGCATGAAGTGAGCTGGCCACCCAACAAAGTAGAGCGCCTGAGAGAGCTGGCCGGGTTACGGATGTCGTGCTCGGAGATAGCCAATAAGCTGTCGAAGGAGTTCAACGACGACACCACGCGCAACGCCGTCATCGGCAAATCGCATCGCATGAACATCAGCATCAATAGCGGCAAGAAGGGGTGCACACATCCGGCGTGGGCCGACGCCCCGGAGAGGTCGAAGGAGTGCCGGCATGGCGTCTTGATCATGCGGCGCAAGTGCCGGATGTGCGGTGTGCTCGGCACGCTGCCGGACCAGTGCCCGGAGTGCAAGGAGGAGAAGCGACAGCGAGACGTACGGGCAACCAAGGACTGGAAGGCAAGGAGCCGCGCGAAGACGAGGCGATCGCCGGCCAAGTATGCTAGGCCAATTTTGGAGCGGGTCGACCCAGACTTCGTTCCCCCACCATCGCCCGTATCGGGAGCCCTCGCAGCCACCATGCATCTGAAGAAGGCTGACTGCAGGTATCCGATCGGCGACCCCCGCGAAGAGGACTTCCGATATTGCGGGGCTCCACGGGAGCTGCAGAAGATGAGCAACGGCGACGATCGCCTGACCTCGTACTGCATCTACCACAACCACCACACTCACGAGAGAGGACAGCATGGACGGAAAGATACCCACGACAGCGCTGCAGAAGACGATCAAGGCGCTGGAGCAGTGCGATCAGGAACTGGAGACGCTGAAGGCGGAGCACATGGAGAAGTGCAAGCGCGTCCGCGAGGAGAAGAAGGACATTCTGGAGACGGCCAAGAACCAAGGGCTGGTGACCCGGGCGGTGAAGGCGACGGTCAAGGTCCGGTCCCTCCAGCGGAAGGCGGGTGCTGAGGTCGAGAAACTCGATACCGACGACACCGACACGTACCTCGCCTACATCGACAGCATCGCCAGCTGGGACAAGACGCCATTGGCGCAGGCCATGGCCAGCCAGCAGACCGAGGCCCCAGCCAAGTCGGCGAAGAAGGCGAAGGCGAAGAAGGGGGCCGAGCCCTCCGACGATGCCAACGTCGTCCAGATGCCGACGCACGAGGGCTCCCCCGCCCCGCACTGAGGCGAGGGATGGAACTGACGGGCCGCCGGCATAAGGTCGGCGGCCTTCTCAACCAACAAGGAGGATTAGGGACATGATTGTCGAGGCAGCGGTGGACCCCGGGCTCAATGGAGCGGTGGCGGTACTAGGATGTACCGGGGAGCTGGAGACGTCACCACTGAAGCGCCTAGGAGGAGGGATTAACCAGATACTCGACGGTGGGTGGCT